TTACCCCAATACATTATTCATATAAGCTTCAAACTCCGAAATAGAATCTTTATTAATTTTGTCGCTAATATGAGAGTAAACGTTAGAAGTTATTTCTATACTCTTATGTCCTAGTCGATCTTGAATGTATTTCATACTTGCACCAGACTCTAATAAAAGAACCGCGTGGGTGTGTCGTAAGGAATGTATTTCTAATCTAAGTAAATTTGCTTTCTTAAGTATGCGTGAGAATGCATTGAACAATGTTGACTTAGGTAAGAACTTTCCATCTACTCTTGAAAAGACTAAATCTAATTCATGTTCATACGCATCTTGTAAAACAAGCTTATTAGCATTTTGCCACTTTTTATGTGCCAGCAGTTCATCGACTAACGATTTAGGAATCGTGATAGTACGTTTAGAAGTAAATGTTTTTGTATCTCCAAATAATTCTTCTTTTGTTTTAGCTGTAAAATCCAATGTTTTAGAAATAGTTATCGTATGTTCTTTTAAATTTATGTCTTTCCATTGTAAAGCAGCAGCTTCACCTTTACGCATACCAGTATTCAGAAGTGCTTTGAAAAAGATGTAATAAATATAGTTGTATTGATAAGAAGTCTTTAGGAAAAGGGGAATATCTTCACTTCGCATATACTTTAGCCCTTCTCTTTCTTTGTTGTTCTTATTTGAAATAACTACTTCTTCACAAGGGTTGTTTTCGATTTTTTTTAAGCTAACAGCCTTTTTCATAGCATTGTTCATTGTGCCGTGGATAATTTGAACAGTTCGCTTACTGTATCCCTGATCAGTTAAGGAGTTAATGAATTTTTGATACATCATTGGTTTGAGTTCTTTCAGGTTCATGTTTTGAAAGTAGGGGATGATATGCTTTTCGATGTTACGTTCATGCAAGATAAAAGTGTTTTTCCTTACAGTGTCTTGCTTAAATAATTTTAACCAGTCTCTAAGGTAATGTTTTAACGAAGTAGGAGTAATCTCAACTTCTAAACCGTTTAATAATTTTTTCTCTTCTTCAGCAGCCGCAAGTTGTGCTTCTTTTTTCGTCTTAAATCCACGTTTTGATTTTTCTTTGTATTTTTGAGTATAAGGGTCTTTAAATCTTACCCGGAATTCCCAAACATCTCCGAATTTTCTGAAGCTAGCCATTATAACATTCCCTCTTTCCTTATAATTGTAAAGTGGCTAGATTACTCATCCAACCACTTCACAGGAGTCTCTTTATAACCCGAAACTTCATATTTTATTTCATCATCTACTGTATAGATTTTTGTAACGATAGGTATCTTTATCATTTCTTCTTGTTTAACGATGGATTTTTTTCGTTTTTCTCGTTCAGCGTTTAAATCAATAATCAAAATGTTTCACCTCCTTTTAGTAAGGCTTATAAAATTCTAACAGTTCAACTGGAATGTTATTTTTGTATGCTATACATGCTTTTGTATCACCAGGTTGAATGGTCTTTTTATCAATTAACAAAAGCGCAGCAAACGTATTTGCTTCTATCTCTAATTTATCAACTGAAAAGAATGTATTTTTACGCAGAAAAGGTGTGTTTGCATGAGTGTGTAGGATTGCGTGTCCTAATTCATGTGCACAAACAGTTCTTTGCATAGATGGAGACAAATGATTATTAATAACGATGTAGCGATTTCTTTTTTCATATTTATAAAATCCGTTTATTTCTTCGTGTAAATCCCAAGTTAGTACATTTATCTTTAAACAATCTGCAAGCTCATAGGGGTTATTCGTGTTGTGTTTTGTGCAAAGTTGTTGGACTAGATCTCTTATGACGAATTTCAATGTTTTCCCTCCTAAGCTCGCATCAGTTATCGTCAGTACTACGATATTTCTTAGGAACGTATTTTTTATTGATTACTTTAGTTTGTTTCACGATGTACTCCATTGCATCTAATAAAGATTCTACGGCTTCTTCACTCATAGGCTCACCAGAGAACATTAATCCGTCTTCGCCTTGAAGATCTCTTTTTATTTCTTCCATTCTTTTTGCTATGTCTTTATCATCTTTTTGTGTTAGTTGCTCTTTGGGTTGGTCTGTAACAGCTCGTCCCAGTAAATAGTCAGCAGAAACTGAAAAGCAATCAGCTAATTTACTTAGTACATCATGTGGAGGGAATCTTTCTTCTGATTCATAGTAGCCTATCATCCTTTGGGATACACCAATTTTTTCAGCGAGTTGTTTTTGTGTTAAATTTTCCTTTTTTCGCAAAGATTTTATTCTAAGACCTATCATATTGTTCACCTCTCTAATTGAACTAATTGTTCACTTTAGAAAAAGTTTAGCACAAATTGTTCTTTTTTGCATTGACATAGAACAAAAAGTTCTGTAATCTATATTTAGAACATATAGTTCTTTTTGGAGGTGACTAAATGAAAAACAAAATAAACTACTCACAAAAAAACTTATACAAAGAAATTGCAAATTATTGTGGAGTTACTGAACGATATATTCGAATGATTGATCAAAAAGAAAGAACACCTTCAATGGAAACGGCTAAGAAGATTGCAAAGTTTTTTGATATGAATATCGATGATATTTTTTTTAGTAATAAATCGAACTTTAAGTTCTTTCTAGCAGCTTGTTGGTCTGAGAAAAATAATAACAAGGAGGTTTCATAATGGGTGAGTTAGCTGTAATAAGTGAAAACAATGTATTAGTTTTTGAAAATGATGGACAGGTGGTAACTGATAGTTTAACAATTGCTGAAATGTTTGAGAAAGAGCATAAACATGTTGTACGTGACATTGAAGTACAACTAGAGAAATTAAAAGAAGCAGGAGAGCAAACTTGGGGTGAGTCCAACTTTGGGCAGACCCAGTATCAACATCCTCAAAACAAACAGTGGTATAAAAAGTATCTTTTAACAGAAGATGCATTTGCAATTGTTGTAATGGCTTATGTGACATCGGAAGCTATGAGAATGAAAATAGAGTTTTTACGAGAGTTTAAAAGAATGAAAAAACATATCGAAAAAAGAATGCAAGTTCCTGGGGATACATTTGGTCAAATCGAACTATTAGCTACAGGAACTAGTAACTTAAATAAAAGAGTTTCTTCTTTAGAGCAGTTAGTTGAAAAGCAATTAACTGTAGATTACGGACAACAAAGAGTAATTGAAAAAACGAAAGCAAAACGAATCTATTTTTTATGGGAGAACGGTCATGTAGATAAAGAAGTACATGATTCTACTCGCAAGCTATTCGGATTATTAGGACGTAACTTGAAAGATGCCTTCAATGTGAATAGTTACCGCGATATTTTGAAGAAGGATTTCGAGGAAGCTTTGAATTTTGTAAATGGTTGGAGACCAATGATTTAAAAGGGTTTAGAAAACGCAAAATTGCGTTCTCAGGATTTCTTTGTAGAGAATATTTACAGATAACAGCTGGAGATCAGTGGTTTAAAAATAAGGAGGGAATAATCATGTTCAATGTTCAAATAGACGAAAATGTTGTGAAGGAATTATGTGTGGAAGAAATTCAAAAAAAGGTTAAAGAGTACGACGCGGAGTTAGCGTTTTGGGATACTAAAGAGCTTAAAAAACGTGTATGTATGTCGTGGAATACAATTCAGGATCAGTTCTTCTTTGATCCACGGTTCCCTAAATTTAAAGTGGGTAAGAAATGGTATTTTCCAGCAAAACAAGTACAAGCATTTTTAGTTGAATGGGCTGAAGAAAGGATGGATTGATGATGTTTACAATAGATTACAACAATGTAAAAGTGTCTGATTATCTTAGACTACTAGCCCATTATAAATTACCAAATAAAAAGCAGCGTCGATTAATTGAAAATAGGTTTGTATGTTTAAATGCTCTTTTTAAAAAGGAAGGTGAATCTAGTGGGAATTGAAAGTTTAGTGTTACCCGAGGATGCAGAGTTAGCGAAATCATTACGTAATAAGAAGGAAAACTACATAAAGAATCAATTTTTGTTAACTCGTATTGCAAGTAAGAAAAATGTAGAGGGTAAAACGAAAGAATTCTATGAGGCTTGTAAAGAATATGAGGCATGTGGAGAAAAGGCAAAAGAGTGTGATAAGCAATTAAAGGAATTGATATTTAAAAAGAAAGAAAATGATAGAGTTCAGCACGTTGTAGAGCGTATGCGAGAGGTTGGCATTAAAGAGGATGTTATTCAAAAGGTTTTGTATAAATAAAAAGAAACCCATGGCAGTGGGTTCCCGATAAAAAACAAATTCGAGGTCAGTATATCACATGGGGTGATTACATGGAAGAGACAATAGAAAACCAATTACTAAAAAAACAGGTTGAAAAGGCTGTAAGTAGCTTGAAACTTATATCCGCAAAGGAAGCAGATACCTGTAGAAAGTTAGATATAGATTATGTGATTACCGTATTAACTAATAAACCGTATGGCGGTATGCCATTTTAGGAGGCTATAAAACTATGAAACTGTACGAATTAACAAGTAACTTCAATCAATTACAGCAAATGATTGAAGACGGAGCAGATTCAGAAGTAATTAACGATACACTTCAATCAATCAGTGAAGCAATTGAAGATAAAGTACAAGGTGCAGCGTTATTGATTCGTAATATAGAAGCGCAAGTTGAAGTGATTAAGGGAGAAGAAAATCGCTTGGCTGAACGTCGTAAGTCTTTTGAGAACAGCTGTAAAAATATTAAGGATTATTTATATCATCAGATGGTCGCTGTGGATAAAAAACGGATTAAAGGTGCATTGATAACAGTAGGTATTCAAAAGAATCCAGCAAGTTTAGATATTGCAGAGGATGCAGTTATTCCAACAGAATACATGATTTCGCAGAATCCGAAGGTAGATAAAAAAGCATTATTACTAGCGATTAAGAATGGTATGAAGTGGGATGGTATTTCATTAAAACAAGGTGAGAGTGTGAGAATACGATGAGTGAAACTAAAAATTACTTTGCAGAATTAGCAGTTATTGACGTCAGTAAACATGTTGAGAAGAAGGGACGTTTTAGTTATCTGAGTTGGTCATGGGCTGTAGACCAACTCTTGAAAAAACATCCTGATGCTACATGGCAAGTTGTTAGATTTGATGGATTACCTTATATGAAAACAGAAGTCGGGTATTTTGTTGAAGTGGAGGTAACTGTAAATAACATCACACGTTCGCAAATTCATCCTGTATTGGATAACTATAATAAGCCAATCGCAAAACCTACGTCATTCCAAATAAACACCTCCATTCAAAGGTGTCTAGCAAAAGCAATTGCACTACACGGATTAGGTTTATACATCTATTCGGGTGAAGATATTCCACATGATGATGAACCTAAACAAGCAGCTAAGCAACTAGATAACGTTCCAAAACAGGAGCAAGCTAGACAGGCAGAGGTTGCAAATGAACAAAGAATAAAAGCAATTCATGTGCAAATTAGAGAGTTGTCGGAAGTATATAACATGTCATTTGAAGAAACGAAAAACACTGTAAAACAGTCATTAGGAATTCAATCTTTCAAAGGAATGACAGTGCAACAAGCATCTCAGTTACAAAAAACAATAACATCGTGGTTAAACGAAGCAAAAGAAAAGCAACAGCAAGCACAATAGGTGGGTGACTGAAATGAAAACGATAGTAAGAGATGGTTCAATGCCAATAGCTTTGAATAGAGGTTTAGGTACTCGGTATTTACGTGATAAAAGGTTATCTGAATTACTTAAGCGCTGTCGTCGTTTAGAGAATGAAGGGTTTGATTACTTATTTCCTATTCGAAAGGTGTTAGAAACAGTTAAACATAGAAATGATGAAAACCCTCATCTGTTTAAAGGTTGCCTTGTGATGGATCGTGACCGTGGATTCTACTATGAAGTTGTTATGAGGAAGGTGAAGAGATGAGTAATTTATTAATTCATGAAGAACCATTACTTGTTCTTCCAGGACTGGCAAGCAGAATTGGTTTAAATGAGGCGATATTTCTACAACAGATACATTATTGGCTAAATAGATCTAAGCATTTTTATGATGAAAGAAACTGGGTATATAACAGTGTAGCAGAATGGGTTAAACAATTTCCATTTTGGAGTGAGAATACCATTAGACGTATTGTAAAGAATTTAGAAGATGAACAGCTTCTTGTTATAGGTAATTATAATCGAGCTAAGTTTGATAAGACGAAATGGTATTCCATTAATTATGAAAAACTCCGTTTGTTAGAATCCACAAACGATGTACCCAACTTGGGTAGACGGTCTACCCAAAATGGGCAAATGGATGTACCCAATTTGGGTAAACCAATACCAGAGACTAACACAGAGACTACATCAGAGATTAAAGAATATATAGTCGAGATAGTAAACTATCTCAACGACGTTTGTGGTAGTAGTTACCGTTTAACATCTAAGAAAACACAAACATTGATTAAAACTAGATTAGTAGAAGGATTTACTGTGGATAACTTTAAAACTGTGATTGATACAAAAGCTAAAGAATGGTTAAGGACAGAACAAGCAAAGTATCTAAGACCAGAAACATTATTTGGTACAAAGTTTGAAGGCTATTTACAACAAGGAAAGGTGGAAGGAAAACATGGCTCTAGTAAAGGTAACAGATATAGCAAAGACCCTTTCGAAGAAGATGATCTTCCTTTCTGATACATGTGAGGTTTGTAAAAAAGAACGTAAACGTACTGTTAGATTCATGAAGATAAATGGTGAAGTAGTTTGTCCGGTATGTAAGTTGGCAGAAGATAATCAAAAGCTAGAAGCTGAAATGAATGTATTTCGAGATGAGAAGGAACAGAGAAAACGTAAAAGTATGTTTTACGATAAGAGCTTGATTAAAGATGAAACAATTAAACTTGCTAGATTCTCAACTTTTAAATCTGATTGTGAAGAGGATGAAAAGAATTACACCTTAGCAAAACGAGCACTTGAGGATTACTTGAATGATGTGAGGTTTAATTTAATTCTAGTTGGAAAAGTAGGTGCTGGTAAAAGTCATCTTGCCTATTCAATTGCTCATGAAATGAATGAGAATAGCGCAGGAACTGTTCTTTATGTTTCTGTATCAGAACTATTTGACTATATACGTTCTACGTTCAACGGGCAATCTGAGGAGTCTGAGCATAGCATTGTTAATTTACTAATTAATGCAGATTTATTAGTTGTTGATGACTTAGGTGCGGAACTAGGAGATATGGATGCTGCAGATCCAAAGGCAACTGCATTCGTGAATCGGGTGCTGTTCAAAGTATTTGATGGAAGACAAGGAAAGAAAACAATCATCACAACAAACCTAACAGGTGAAGCTGTGATGAAAGCTTACGACGAACGTATTACGTCACGTATGTTCAACGCATACAGGCATATTGAGTTTAAGTATACAAGGGATAAGCGGAAAAGAAAGTTACCTTTTTAAGAGGGTGTAAAGGAGAGATTTTAATGATAGAGACAATAATTGTGAAGTGGTACTGCAAACATTGTGATGCACATAATCGCTTAGAAGTGCATCCAAATGGAGGATTTATGGATAAGGATTTTCATGCGTTATGCCGCAAATGCGAAGAATCTAGTTCAATGGTATTATCAGCTACTCTTTTAGAGAAACAAAATAGGGATAAGCTTTTATGACCATTGCTGTAATTCGTCCTCATGTCCATATTTCAAGCGTTAGTAGTTGGGGAATGGTTATTTACACCATCTCCGACAAACAACGCTGAATGGTCATGTGAGGACTATAAAAATACAACGGGAAAACGGATTGAAGAAATGTTAAAGAAAGCGAAGGAAAAAGAATGAAAACATATACAGGATTTGAAGCGATTGAAAGAATGAAAACGAATTGGATTAAAGAAAAGAATGATTTTTTTGCACACACATTAAAAAAAGGAAAGCATGAGGTTTTGGGAATTAGTAGTCAGCGTATTGTACCATCAGCGATTAGTATGAATTTCTTTTTTGAAAACGAGTTTGTGGATTATGAAAAGCCATTGAATTTAGAGTGCGGTGAAATGTTTGTAATGGAAAGCTCAAATGGGAAATGGTACGGAATTTTAAAAGAGGAAACTCAAACTAAGTATTACTTAATCATGGGGTTAAAAGTAGGAGAATATCGTTTCTATGAAAATGGATGTTCTTTCAAAAGATATCAAGGACGTACATTCCGAAAGGCAACAGATGAAGAATTAGAAGAATTTGAGCGTTTCATGGTGTTTTATAAGAAGGATCGTAAAATGGACGAGTTTAAATTAGGTGACATTTGTGAACGTGAAGATGTCCTATATAAAGTGGTTGTTCAGACTGAGGATAACAAATTTGAGGGTGTTTTAGGTTGTGTAGCAATTAATGAAAAAGATACTCCAGTAAAATACTTTCCAGTGAAAAGTATGGAATTGCAATTTTGTGTCGAGGACATGGTGGGGTAGTTTTGCATCAACACATCATAGATCAACTGATTGATAGAGGTATTTATAAATCCAAGGACGGGCTTCGAGATTTATTCGAATGCTCGTTTGAGGAGTTAGTGGAAATGTTGGAGGGAGAAGAGTGAGCTTTAAAAAGGAAATGGCAATCATTTTAGTCAGCTGGCTTTTAATAGGTGTGACTATATTCTTACTAAAATACAAACTTGGAGTGAACTTATAATGATTCAGCTACACACAATTACATCTGAAGAGAAGAAACAAAACTTTGATATTACGGAACTATTTGAAATGCAAATAGAACTGGATAAACGAATTGGATATAAAGGAAATGACAAAATGGATATGTTGTTTCGTGCATTACTGGTGGAAATCAGTGAAGCATGGAATGAAACTCGAGCGTTTAAAATGTGGAGCACAGGATTTGGAGTTCCTAAGAATGGACTATTAGAAGAGTTAATTGATGGTCTCCACTTTCTCATGAACATTGTAATTGAATTAGATAAATGTACATGGAGACATGAACTTATTCCATCGTTCAGTATGCAATCCATTATGAGAAAAGATACGAGCAATGTAAATATGCTGTTCGAATGGTATATGCAAGATGTTTTGACTGCAAAAAGGGCATGGTGTCAGTACAGAGATTTAACTACAACGATGGGGCATTTGAGACGAGCGTTTGGTATCTTCTTTCGTATTTGCTATTTGTACGGATTTACGTATGAGGATGTTATTAATTCGTATAAGGAGAAGAATGCGAAAAACTTTGAGAGGCAGAATAGCGGATATTAATCAGGCTTGAATTTTATTCAGTTCCTTAACAAAATTGCTATTTTAATTGGTTCGGCCCCTTGAAGGGCGCTCCAAGGGGCTGAGATTCGAGAACTTTTAAACTCTTGTTTAAGTACATGATAACTCCTTAAGGAGAATCTATGGTATTTTAACACTCAACTGATTATTTTGACAACTATATATTAATAAAAGAAGCCCCAATTATCTGCAGGGATTCTAGGGGCAAGTGTCAAGTAATGACGTACTCGACTAATTAACCATATAATGAATTTTTTGGTGAAAACACTGATAAATGTGTCCAAATAGATGAGGTCATTATTTTTAATAAAAATGCTATTTTGCATAAAAAATCTATTAAAGTGAGGGTTAAGTTTATGAGTGATTTATTGGTACTTGGTTTAGAGGATAATCAAGAAAAGGTTGAAAAAATAGTAGAAAAATTAGAGGAAGCTAGAACAATAGCGAGTGAACTAGCTTCAACTAAAATTTACATTCAAGATAATAGAAAGAAAGACTTAGATAGCTACATTGAAGAATTGAGGGATGATTTTAAGAAAACTTTTCATCACGAGCCTCAAGGATACTATTTGGTAGCGGAAGGACAGAATGGACGTTGTCAGATATCTTTACCTGAAAAGAAAAAGTTTTTCTAGAAGTAACTATTTCTAGAGTGTTATTACCAATGTTTACATCGTCTATCTCATTGAAGTGAAAAAATAAATGCCCCCTTAAGGAAGTATATGGGGGTATATCTATTACAGGTTTTAACCATGTATCATTTATCGGAAATATTAACGTTTGCTCATCCCCACTGAATGATATGACGCCATTATGTATTTCTTTTCCTGCCTTTGTAGTGACGGAATATTCATCGTTGGGCTTACTATAAGAATTGAAGTTTAACTTATTGTTTAAAGTGAACTCGATAATGGAAATTGGTAGTGCACTTTCGTTGGTAATAATAACGTCTATAATTACCCTAAAGTCATTGTGCCAATATACATCAGGTGTTTTTGGATCTATCCTATCAGGTTTAAGTATGTGGGCTATCCAATTATCTCTGAGTTGTCTGCACTTAATGCTAGCTCTATTTCTCCGAAAGTTAGCAAGCGTAATTATAAAAGTTGCTAAGGAGATTAAAAAGGCTGCAATCGGTATTATATTTAATTTCAAAAACTCAATTAGTTGGACTATAGATTCATTATTTATAGTAATCACCTCCTTTCATATCATTATACGATAGAGAGGAAAATGAAACTATTAACTTGTTAGATGAATTTAGGTACGAAAGTTACAGATGTTTATAGGGTCTAAGATTGTGATTTGGGTTTTAAAACATAAAAAATAAAGAATTTTAAAATGAAAATTTCATTGTGCCATAAATAAAAAGGCGGTTGTTTCCGCAACCACCTTTCAGTAAAACAAAGCACTTTTTCAGAAATAAAATATGGATGATTCCTAAAAAGGTTATAGGATATAAGCCCATTTTTATAATTCAAGTGACGAGCTTAATTTATAAGAAAGGACTAATTACAGTATATAAAACTTGTCTAACAAGGTTACAAATTCATTAAGAAATGGAGAATTTAAATATGGATGTAAAGCTACTAGCACATACGCAATTATCTGAGGAATTTGTTAATTATTTATCTCTTGTATCTGGTATTAGAGAGGAAGACTTTGATCCTACTCATGGACAAGTGGTAGCCTTATCAGCAATCCGTACGTGCTACTCGCCAAATAAACCTAGTAGGATTGTAGATTTAGAGGGAGAGAAGTACTTCAAGGGCAAAGCAACTGATGGAAAAGGTGGGAAAGAAGTAAATCGGCTCATTAGACATATTGTAGGTTCGGGCCATACTTCAACACTGGAGCATCTAACATATACCTTCGCAATAGAAGGAGTTAGCAGAGCGTTACTCGCTCAGTTAACACGTCACCGTGTAGGATTCAGTTACTCAGTCCAATCTCAAAGGTATGTACGTATGGGAAGCGATGATAAGATAGGCGGGTTTGATTATGTAGTGCCTGAAACGGTTAAAGCTAAAGGGGAAGAAGTAGTTAAAGCATACAATGAGATGATGTACAAGTTACAAAGTGATTATGATCTGCTTAGAACATTAGGAATTCCTGCTGAGGATGCTCGTAGCGTACTTCCAAACGCAGCTACAACTAATCTAGTATTAACAGTCAATTTACGGGGGCTTTTAGATTTCTACAATAAGCGTCGAAAAGGGAAAGGTGCTCAAGCTGAAATTGCAGAGTTGGCAGAACAATTAAGGCAAGAAGTTGTAAGAGTTGAAAAGTGGGTAGACGAGTTTTTCGAAAGTGGAAAGTAACAGAAGCCTAGCAAGATTACAAATAAAAGAGCAGCTAGCAAAAGCTAACTGCTCATCTCCAGGGGAATTGGAGACTGGTGTATCTATATTATTGACGGAATATTGAGTTTTATTCAGGGGCAGATATATATTGTAAAAAATTTAAGGTTAAATCCAATAAAAAATAAGCATTGCAGTAAAACAAGATAGAGTCGTCAACAAGGTAAACTTTGCGGCAACTTTCCATTGTTCACTTTTAATATTTGAAGAGGAAAAAATATATTTTCTAGCTCCAAAACCTAATAAACAACCTCCGCATACTAAAGTTAACAGTCCAATGAGAAATCGTGAAGTTGGAAAGCCAGTAGGATCCATAGCAGTTAAAATCAACATTTTAAACGATAAATGGAGAACGAGTGTTAAAACAAAAAAGTAGCTAATAGCTAGTACCCATTTATTCATGCTTTTCATAAAAACCACCTCATTTCTTTGGGGTTAATAAAGTAAATTTTTTCTAATTGACTATATTATATCATCTGGGAACACTCGGCTTTCGGTATGTTTAAAACTTAATAAAATAATCTTATTAAAGAAATGGAGATTTATAAATGGGAAAAAGTCAAAGAGATAAAGGAATGAGACGTGAAAGAGAATTTGCTAGTTTGATAGGTGGTGCTCGTGTACCTCTCTCTGGTGCAATGGATGGGTACTCAAACGATGTGAAGGGTTTAGGTCTGGAATGGGAAGTGAAAGCGAGGAAGGAAGGATTCAAGACGTTATACAACTGGTTGGAGGATGAGCGTGAACAGCCAGATGCATTAGCAATTAAAGCGGATAGAAAACCATGGTTGGTAGTTATGCCGTTGGATACATTTTTGAAAATGGTGAAGGAGTGAGAGTATGTTGGATATTGCCCTACCTGTTCTTAACAAAGAGCAGACAAAGAAGAATGTACTTCAAGCTTTGAAAAAGTATCACTTATTTTTATCAAGTATAGATGAAAGAGATATAGAGCGCGTACAAAATGGTAAGGTGATTGGCATGAGTAAAACAGTTTTAGAGCGAATCAACTATATTCAAGAAATACGAAAAGGTGTCGAGAAGCTGAATGCGTGTGATAAGCAGCTTATTGAATTAGCTTATCTAGGGAAAGAGAAGCCTAGTTGGGTAAAAATGTGTAGGATATTGAATATGTCACAGCCGGATTATTATAGAAAGAGGAATAAGGCTTTGTGTGAGTTGGCTTATAGGTTGGGAATTGAGGTAGAAAGATGAGAACCGCTTAATGTAGTGGTTCTTTTTTATTTGAATATAGAAATTAAATGTTTATTATGTAATACTATTCTAAGAAAAATATTGAAAGAGATACAATCTGAAAAGGAGTGTAGGTTTGTAATGAGTCGAAAACTTCTAGTAGACATTCTTGAAGAGACTATAGAAGATTTGAAGGACGAGATTAAAGCTGAGATTAAGGATGATGTAAAAGAGATAGTAAAAACAAAGATAATAGAAATAGCAAGTGAGGATCTAGAAAAGAAACGAGAAACAAAAGTGGTTGAAACGAATGTAGAAAAGGTAGATGTAAAAGAAAAGGGGAAATTAGATGTAATTGGCTTTATTTATCATAATGTCTGTCCGGTAATATTTGCTTTAGGTATTTATGTATTGATTGCGTATGTTTACTTCTTTTTAACGAAAAACTTTTTTTATTTTGTAGCAAAAAATTTAGATATATCAATTGATAGCAAAGCTTACTTGTATATAACTTTTTGGCTTGTTGTAAGTATATTAAATGTTATAGTGGCATTTGGTTTTTATAGATTAAAACAAAATAAAAATACTATATTTCTTTATGGGATATTTGAAGTTGGATTTGGGTTTGTAACTGTTGCGATGGCAGGTTTAACTTTTATAAAGAGTCCTATGGAATTTTGGGGTACAGATATAAAAAGTTACTTTGCATTTTATGCGAGTATTTATGTAATAGTGAGAGGATTTGAAACAACAAAGAAACATTTTGATGGTTTAAATAAAACACCGAAAGTACTTGGGATTGACTTATCTAAAGAAAGAATGATTGAAAGGTTTTTTACTCGTTTTTTAAAATTTAAATAAGCTTTAAGAGAATAGGTAGCTAATTATTTAGCTACTTTTTTATTAGAAATAAAGCATTTATGATAAAATAACACTATACATATGTTTAGTGGTGTGGTATAATAAATATATAAGGAGGTGAGAAAATGCTAGACGAAATGTTAAAAGTCCTTCAAGTTATCTTCTACATAGTCTCAATCGCTTGGATAGTTGCTCAGGCTTCCGAAAAAAGCGATAAGAAAGACGATAAGTAAGATAACCGAAGAACTTCACCACAGGGAAGCGAGTTACAGCTCGCTTCTCTTAATAAAATTATAACACGTCTAGTTAATAAAATGAAAAAGAACAATAAAACATTCATATTCTCTTTAATATTAGCGTGTTTTGCTGTTATTGGAATTCGACAAATGTGGCAAAATATATTTACTGATATTGTAACGGCAATCATGCTGATTTTAACAATTATTTTGGTAGTTAAAGACATACGAGGTGGAAGAAAATGAAGTATCATTTGGATTCAAGAGAAGAGGTCGAAAACTTCATTTGTAATGAAGTTCTTACTACAGGCGAAGCATCTGAAATACTAGGTGTAAAACGTGCAAGAATGAGCCAATTAATTAAGGAAGGAAAGTTAACTCCTGTAAAAAAATTGGACAAGGTTAGTTTATTTCTACGTGCAGATGTAGAAGCAAAGAAAAAGGAATTAGAAGCATTAAGAGAAAAGTATCAACCGTATAATAAGTCAGTGTGAGCCATCTGTAAAAATAGGTGGCTTCTTTTTAAATTAACTGTAGAAATATTTTTGAGGAGAGAATGAAATCATGGGACAAGTGGTGAGAGAACTATATTCTCCAAGTAAGCAATATAAAGTTGAAATAATAAAACGAAAAGATGGTTTATATACAACAGAAGTTTATAGGTGGATGGAGGATTGTGGATGTGAGTTTTGGAGTTCTATCAATCAAGGGTTTTCTTTGATAGATAGTGAAGATCATGCACGAAAGATAGCCATCGAGCAGCTGAAGGGATGTTCTGGAGAAAATATTAATATAAATGTGTTAAAAGATTAAAACGATTAGACTCGAAGTTTTTACTACGTCAAAGGTTATAGAGATTTTAGGTATATTAAGATTGTGGATAAGTGTGCAAATTGAAATAGGGCAACTAGAATTTGTGAAGAAATAGGAGGTATCAGTTTAGGGTTATGTGTGAAATATCAATCTTATAATTAATCAAAGTGGACCGCCTATTCTTAAGGGGGGCTTTTATTTTTATATTGAAATAATAAGATGTATTTGTTAAATTTTTATTATGGAATTATATGGAGGTGAGTTTTTTAGAATGAAAAATATATTTAGAATTGTAGTTAATATAGTTGTCGGACTTGTAATATTGTATAGTCTTATGAAAGCCATTAGAGAAAACTTAGATCATATGAATTGGTACATAGCAGTTATAATAATACTTTTTATAAAACTAATATTTTGTATAATCATAGCACGATTTAGTCGTAATTTAATGATAAATGTTAACCGAATGTTTTTTAAAAAGCGAAGAAAAAAGAAAAAAATCTCATTATTTAATTGGACAAATTATATACAAGATGTAGAAGAAGATATCAAGAAGTTAATTGGACACAAAAAGGCATCAAATAATATCATTGATAGTATTGATGATATTAAGCAACAGATACACTTATATTTTCAGAGAGATAAACAAAAAATGAAAAAGTTTAAAGCGTATTTGAATGTAGTAGAAAAAGATAATACATTAATAGCTTTTCAGACATTTTTATTAGCGATGCTTTCTGCTGGCTTTGTTAGTGTAGTAGCAACTGGTAATGTTAAATGGATTATAAGAAATTATGTTATGCCTAAAATTGAAGGAGAACTTTTAGGGGATTTTTATTATACAGCTGGTTTTATATTTTTAATATTATTTATTACTATTATAGTTGGATTTATTATGAATTATACTGATAAAACTAGAGTTAGGATATTACAAGAAGTAATGGATTTATGTATTGACGAAATAGAAGAAATTAAAAACTAGTTTGAAATATAATACGTTTTTTAGTACCTGTATATTTGCAGGTACTTTTATTTTTAGTTTTTGTTTGGCAAGTCAAATGGATAAAGATTTTCCTTTCTTTTTTTTGTGGAAAAAACAGGTGATTTATGTAATAATTTCTTGAGAGAGGTGAAGAAAGGTATGGTAGTTCAAAGTGCTACAAAAGACTTGAGAGAAGAGTTTAATGATTTATTAAATTTTTGCGAAAAAGCTAATATTAAATGTGACTACGATAATGAATTGTTTTCTGAAGAGAATGGAGATATAAATGAGGATTGGGAATTTGGTGTATTTCTTCCTGAGACGGAGGAATATGAATATCATCCGTTATGGCTAATATTAGATATGGTAACAGGTGCTAAAAATGCTAAAAAAGTTAATAATAGAATATTAATTAGTGGAGATATGGCGTTATATCGAATAGATAGTAACAATTATTTGGAGGTCTTTAGTCATTTATCGGATATTCCTGGTGTAACGGAAATTGTGGATGGCAATGAATATAATATAGAAATTAGTGAAGGGCTAACCAGTTATGGCTTTGCAATTGCCATGAGAGGGGAATATAACGATGTGTTTCCACCCGTAGATTTTGATGATAGTTTTATAGAAATAACATGCTGTAACGGTGAAATAGATGAAAGTATAATTGAAAGTTTAGTGCAGGCCTATATATTTGAGATTAAATCTACTTTAGGTATCGAGATACAAATAAATCCTAGACAATATGCTGAAACCATAGAAAAGGCAGAATTAAATAGTCGTTCTGGATTAATTTCAAGACTCAGACCATTACTAAGGGGGAAAGGCATTGATGACGTATTAAAACTATATAATTCATCTTTATCTACAGAAAATGAGGAATTTCTTATATTAACATATACAAAAGTTATAGAGTATGTCTCGCAAACAGTTATTCAAGAAGATTTGATTAGTCTAGTTTCTAAGAAATTATCTAGTCCTAAAGCTTTAATACCAGATGCAGCTTATATTTTGGAGCTAGATCAAGTATTTGAAAAGAATAGAAATAATAAAAAGGAACACCTTGCTATTAGACTCACATTACAAACTTGTTGTGATATTATGGAAATTGTATCATTTGCCCCTTCTTTTTTAAAAAACACAAAAAAGCTTATACAAAATAATAGTGAAGAAAATAAACAAAGAGCAATAGAAGAGGTATCTGCAGCTATTAATCAGACTCGAAATATGTTTGCTCATGCTAAAACGAATTATGAGAAGAAAGGGAATGAATGTCCTGATAATCAGTTAGGTGAATTCTCTAAATGTATGGATATTTTAGCGCAACAAGTTATAAGGTGGTTTGCTAGAGAGCATGAGAACAATAGAGTAGTTTAGGTTAACGCAGAGATTTTATGTACGTCTTTAAAGTGAGGAAGGTTGAATGTTGTGGAACAAAGAGAGAATTTTGAAGAAAAAAGCAATTGGACGGATAAAGACTGGAAATGGTTAATAGGGATTTTGATAGGAGTAATTATTCTTATATTATCTCTTTGGTTTGCTGGTAAGAAGGGTATTGAAGCAAACTTTGCTATTATGTCGAGTGCGGTATCAATTGCATTGGGTTTAATAGCAATCTATATAGCGCTTAAACAAGATAGTGATTCCCAAAGATTAAATCAACAAATGCAAATGACTTTAAAAGCTATGGAAAATAAAATTGATAAAGTAGATCAAAAAGTTAACAAATTGGATGGCTTAGATGTAGAAAAATCAATAGAGGAAAACTTAAACCCAATCATAGAAAGATTGACAACAACTTTACAAGAAAAAAGTGCAGATATATCGAAGCGGGATATACAGCAAGTTTTTGAGGAAACTGTGCCTTACGTAGCAAAAAGTGTTAGCGTGGAATTAAATGAGCGTATGAATACAGACAAAAATGCTAGGGAATTAATATACTATCAGCAAAAAAAATTGGAAAATACAATAATGAAAATATTGAAAAATAACCCTGATGGTTTAACATATAAAGAGATTCAAGATATTGTATTGAAAAGATACAGCAATTATCATTCAGAGAATGCGATATTAAATTGTTTAGATTTTTTATTGGAAAACGGGGAAGCGCAGAGAGTTGGTAAAAGAGATAATTTGAACTTGTATGGGGTTTCTCGACAGAGGTATTCAAATACAAAACAATATGTGTAAATTAAAAAACAACCTTTTTAGACAGGTTGTTTTTTTGATTAAAATTGATAAAAATTTGATAAGAAATATTATAACTCTCCATGTATTATTAAAAGTGTCATAAGAACTGCCACGGAAATGGTACTGTATGTCGTTTCTTGATTTCTTTAAACGTCTCGGGCTAGGGCAATTAATTATAGTTTACTCACGAATAAACGTAAGTAAGGGTCCGACCAACGGGGGAGAGGGTTACACCTCTCTTTGAGCCGAGGATGTTCCTTCCGAATGTCCAATTGCTAATCATACTTTCCTCGGTTCAAAGAGGCGTGGGGCACCTCAACACTTTATTTCTCTCTTGAACTTTACCAAACTAATTAGAAGCATCAGCTACACTTACCGATTTGTGTCTATGAGGAACGGTTTTCCGTTTCTCTGACTGTATAAGTGGAATTCACTTGTGTAGTGAGAGAAGCGTAGAAATTAAATATGAAAGTAATAAAAGAACACTGTTATGTAGAGAAGTACAGTCTATATACGGTGTTCTTTTTTGTTTATAAGGAGGGATAGGTTATGCAGGATTTGATTAAGCAATATAACACAACTTTAAGGCAATTGAGAGAAGCACAGAAGGATGCTAAAGAGGAAGATATAAAGATTCTAACTGATATGATTAGCGACATTTCTTACTCCTTAGAATGGATGAAAAAGGCGAGAAGACCGGGAAATCGTAGAGGGGTTGAAAGGTTGGCTGCATATCAAAGAGAAAGAGCGTGTGATCCGCTTTTAATGCAAAGATATTTTCGTAGCATAGATGATAACTTATATGAGTGGGACAGTCATCAGCAAGAACATGTAGTTGGTGAATGGGATAAGATTAGGTTAGAAGATGCGTTATCGTTGTTAACAGAGCGGGAGAAGGAAGTATACCTAATGTCTAGGGGATATTGTTTAACATATAGAGAAATTGCTAGATACTTAGACATTACATGTAGTACGGTACAATCTATGATAGAACGTGCTGAAAAGAAAATAGCGAGACAGGTAAATGAGAGCCTCTTCTGCAATTGCGGATGAGGTTTTTTTATGAGTTTAAATTCTTAGTATTGAAATGTTTTGTTACTCAATCTTTTTTGTCATATGTGAAGTAGTTTATCCCTTTCCAGTTGTTGTTACGTAAAGTTGAAGGATAGTATAATATTAAGATGTGATAATTTTAATTAGGGGGAAGTATAGTGGAGCTATTATATTTGTGGGTTGATAAATATCAAGATGGATTTTTAGATACGCAAGGGCTTAATTTTGATAACCGTTTCCGGTATCAAATGAAACGAAAAAAAGATAAAAGTTATGAACTTCATATAAAAGAAAATTACAATTTTATAGATGGATTTTTTGAACCAAAAGAAAAATCTTCAGAAGAAATAGCAAAAATAAAAAGTATAACAGCTATTGTTGGACAAAATGGGACAGGGAAATCAAGGATAATTGAATTCTTGAAAGAGAATTTTGGAACATATAGTGTTGCAGGGAATGAGGAGGAAATTGAAAATTATCTATATATTACACGTGAATATATAGATGATAAACCGTTTCATCATATATATTTCCCAGAAGTGATGACAGTTAATATACACAAAAAAATAGACTATGAACATGAAATAATTAAAGATCAAGGTCTGTCGTGTGGTTTGGAAAAAACAACTTTAATTTATTTTTCGAATGTTTATGATAATAAAGAAGAATATTCAGTTGAGAATATGGTTAATATATCCACAAACCATCTAACTAATAATCCACCTAAAAAGAATGAGGATTCTCTTGAAAGTGAAGGTGTTAATTTTAAATTTCAAGAAGCAAAAAGACAGATTCGATTCGTATATGCATTAAAGGAAGAATTCAAGGGTTTTGAATTACCATTTAAGATGCCAGACAAAATTGATTTGTTTTATCGCGGACGAAATTATAAAGTTTTTTCAAAGCGTAACGTATTTGAAGAGAAAGATAAGAATATATTAAACTCTATTCAGGAATTATATAGTTTAACTAGTGCTTCAAAGGATAGTGAGTTTCGCTTAAACGTTAGCACGGATATGAGGAACGAATTAATAGGATTTACTAGATGTATTCTAGGACACTTGTATATTGAATTATGTGAAAAAGAATGGATTAATATTATAAAAAATATAAAGTTTACAATACCTCGAAAAGGCGAAAATGATTATGACAGATTGAGAGCGGGGTTACGAAATTTTGCCTCAATACTTGAGACTAGAAGTGATAAAACAGAGTTAGATAAATTGATTACGATGTTAAAATATATAGACGAATTGATGGGAGAATTTAAAGATCAGTATCTTTATCACAAGATGGAAAAAAGTAAAAATGGGATGAAATATAAGTTTTCTTTTGGTATTAAAGAGGATGATGGGAATGATTTTCAACAATTCATGAATCTCTATGAGAAGACATGGATCAATAATGATTATATTGATTTTTCTTGGAGAAATTTAAGTAGTGGAGAGACAGCGTTATTAAATATTTATGCAAGGTTCTATTTTGCTTCTAAAAGAATAGAGCTAACTGAAAATATTGATAATGATTTGATAATTTTGATAGATGAGGGAGAATTATATCTACATCCACATTGGCAAGGTAAGCTTTTAAATATTTTAATTGAATACTTTCCAATCGTATTTAGGAACAATGGTGGGAGAAAACAAAGGAACATTCAAATAATACTAACATCGAATTCTCCTTTTGTAGTTTCCGATCTCCCAAGTACAAATATTATATTTTTAAAAAAAGAAATGGAGAAAAGTGTAGTATTAGATAGTTTAGAAGAATATCATCAAACTTTTGCTGCAAATATTCATTCATTGTTAGCGCATTCTTTCTTTATGGAAGAGGGTGTTACAGGCTCCTTTGCTAATCGAAAGATTAATGAAATAATTCATCTGCTTATTAATGAAGATATAGTTACTATTTTTGAAAACGAGGAAAAAATTGAAAAGACTATTAATTTGATAGGTGAACCAGTCATTCGTAATAAACTTTTACAAATGTTAGCAGAACGTAGAATGGTAGGGGTTAATAAGGAAATTGCTAGGCTTAATTTACGCCTTAAGAAATTGGAGAAATGGCAAGATGATAAAAATTGAACGTGATAATTTAGATTTTCTAGCAAAAAGACATTTTGAAGAATACTTTGTTAAAAAGAAATTCTATGAGAAACTAAAAGATTATGCTGACAATGAAAAAGATTCAATACAAAAGGAATTTTTTAAATCTATATATAATCAAATCGAGGATATTGTGATGGGGAGACCCAGTCGCTTAAATGAAATTATAGAAGACCTTAGTGAGGATCATCAAGAATTAATGGGAAAAATGAAGGATTACAGTCTTTTGAAAAAATTATTAAATGAATATAAAAAGCAACAGGGAAATTTAGAGAAAGATATCAAAAAAAATCTATCTAATATTTCTGAACTTAAACAGAAAAAGGAAGATGTGGATAAAAAAGCTAAAAAAGTTAATTCCCAGATTAAATATATTGAAAAATTTTTAGTGAAGATAAAGAAAATCTTTAATTATAGTAATTTTTGTGATCAGTATAGTACAGATAAGGTGAAAATATGGGGTGCTTATGAACTGGTAAAACAATTGAAAGTGGGGACATGCCCATACTGTAATAGACATTTTATTACTGTATCTGAGCCAAACAAGGATGATGGAGGTAGAACAAGACCACAACTAGATCATTTTTATAGTAAGTCTAGATTTCCTTTCTTAGCTGTTTCTTTTTTCAATCTCATACCTTGCTGTTATGTATGTAATTCAAATTTAAAAAGGAATGAAGAATTTTCTATTAAAACACATATACATCCATATGAAAACAGTTTCGAAGATTTAGTTCAATTTACTGTTAAATTTCAAAACGGAAAGGGTCAGAAAGATTATTTGAAGGCATGGAATTCTAATATACAAATGTTTTCGATTGATTTCAAAGTAAACGAAATGAAAAAAAAGCAATTTAGTCATGAGGAATATAAAACTTTATATGACAAAATAGAGAAAAATAAAGAAATTTTCAAATTAAAATCTTTATATAACTCTCATATTGATTATGTGGGGGAAATGATTGTAAAAAATATAACATATAGTGATGATAAAATTGAATCTTTATGCCAAGAGTTCCCTGACTTGTTTCCTTCAAAACATGATGTAGTAAGAGTAGTATACTCTAATTATGTTGATACTGCACAATTAGATAAAAGGGTTTTATCAAAATTAACAAGAGATATTACTCAAGAATTTGGAATAAAATATATCTAATAAGTAATACCGCTCCTTTATTCAGAAGAAGCGGTATTAGGCTTTTATAGATATGTTTTATTTAATAATAGTTTTAATTCTGCGATACTTAACCATGGTCTACGTCTATGTAACATTTTATGACAATTAGAGCAAACCATTATAATATCCTCAAGTCTAGTCTTTTCGCCTTCTTTTAGTTGAGATACAGGTATTGTATGGTGTCCTTCAATATAATCTTTTCCTAATTCACCATATGTTTTATAGAAGTCAAAGCCACAAATTTCACAGAAGAGTTTCCCTCCATGTTGCTGTTTAAAGTGCTCCTTTGCCAATGGAATGACTTGGTTATTACGTTCATAGGACAGGTGAGTTCTAAGTATTTGTTTACCTTCAGAAAATCCATCCTCAAGATCGATTAAATCCCAATCATTCGTGGTAGTAGTATAGAAGTCTCTTAATCCCCAACGTCCATTTCCTTTACCATTTACAGCGTAAAATAAGTCCTGTTCTCCTTTATAAATATCACATTCACTAGAGTGATAATAGATGGTCTTTCTGATTTGTGCACCTATCGATTTTTCATGCTGATATTTACTTAGGTCTATGTTATTACGTTCCATAACTTTTGTTTTAATTTGACTTAGTGTTCCAGCTCCATCTAAATCCGTTAATATTTCTATGATTTCGTTTAACCAAGGATTGTTATTTGCCATAGGTATTCCTCCGAATGATGTATATTTGATTAGAATTTTAATTGGTAAAAACATCAAAAAACAATTAGGAAATGCATTTTAACTGTTTACTTAGGTAAACAGTTATGGTATAATAAATATAGAAAGGAGGGAAACAAATTGGCAAAGTTAGCACTGATACTAGGAATGATACTTACAGCACTAACAATCATTGAAAAAGTCCTAGTCATCCACGAAAAAGTAAAAAAGCTCAAAACCAAACGAAAACGCCCAGCCAGACGTAAACGAAAATGATTTTGAGCGGAAGAGAGAAGCGCACCTTCTCTCTTCTATACACATTATAACAACTTGCCAATTTGTAAACAATATGAAGAAAATAAGTAATTCATCGAACATCTTAATTATTTTCGTTACACTGTTTTACTTTGCGTATTTTCGAGATTCAGTCGAAGCGAGTATTTTTAAAACTGTTTTGGATATTGTGTTAATCATTCTTTTAGTCCTTTATATTATAAATACATCATTGCGACTTTATGGGATTTTTAAAGAAAAAAGAGGTGAATAAAGTGTACAAGTTTGAAGATAAAGAGCAACTACTTTCTTTTTTACATGATGAGGTATTAACGACACCAGAGGTAATGGATGTTTTAGGCATTAGTAAAGCCAGAATCAGTAAAATGATTAAAGATGGTAAACTTGTTCCATTTAAGAAAATGGAACGAGTAAGTTTGTTTCTACGTGAAGACATTGAAGAGAAGAAGAAGGAATTAGAAGTCCTGCGTAGTAAATATAGACCATATGAAGAGGAATAGCCGTTTCTATTGAACGGTTATTTCTTTTTTTAGGTAAAGAAAAAAGAGATGAAGAACACTCATCTCTTTTAGATATTTTTATTTTCGATAACGCCTAAATGCTTTTTTAATGCATCTTGTAACACTTGTGAGTAGTTTACATTGTTAGCTTTTCCCATTTTATCAAGCCAATGAGGAATAGTTAATGTTTTCTTTACTGCTTTATTTTCAATTTCACTACGGAATGGTGGCATCCATACTTCTATTAAGCCAATAACTTGATTGTCTTTAGTTTGGATAGAAGTTGGATTAGATACGGGCGGAATAGCGCCTTTATTTTCTTCTATTTCATATAGATGAGTTGCTAATGTCTTTTTAGCCATTTCAAAAGCATCCTCATAACTATTACCATTAGCATGACAATCTGCTAAGTCAGGAAATGTAACAGTAACCTGCTCATTAGAAAAATCAAAAATAGATGGGTAGATGTAGCGATCTTGGTAAGTGCTCATTTGCTTTTCCTCCTGCTAAATATAGTGTAATGGATTTACTTCTTAAATCTCTTGATAATCGAAATGGTGAAGACCAGAATCCATAAAATAATAACTATTAGGTAGATAGTGTCTAACATTTGTAAATTAGAAAAGTCGGTAACAATAAAGAAACGAATTGTTAAAAACAAACAAATAGTATTTAAAATCAATGAAGTTTTTGACATATTGATATGGGAGATGATAATATTTTTTTGAGAAACCCAACCAGTTGGTTGAGTTTCCCAATGGGTTACTTGCGTTTTCTTCGCTTAGGTTTTCTGCTTGGTCGGCTGGAACCTTTGCGTTGAGGACGCTTATTTTTTTCTTCTTTGCTTTCTTTGAGAAGTATGTATATCGCTAAGATGAAAGAAGAAATCCCGCTTACTTTGTCTAAAATATCTAGAATGTCCATCTCCCTTATTCCCTCCTTTCTATACTCTTATTATAACACGTATTATAATACGTGTAAAGGTAATTCGGTTAATTAATTCATGTTTTTTTATAAAATAATATAAGGATATAAATTATTGAGAGTAAAGCTATTGATAGTATTTGCATTCAATATAAGTCTGTCCAATAAGAGATAAAAGCTTTATTTTTGTCGTACAAAAGCCACCTAATAATAGATAGGGATTAATGACAATTATGTTATATAAAACTTCATTTACCGTATTGAGTTTTGTATAACTTTATATAAAGGATAACCGTCTATCATTGGGCGGTTATTTATTTGAGGTTGATGCATGGCAAAGGGATTTTATGAATCTACAGTATAGAAGAGGTGTAGGGATTTGTAATTTAAGATGTGAAACTAAGTTGGAGGTGCACTGATGGTCACAGGATATATTTATAAAATAACTTGCAATATTAACGGGAAATTATATATTGGTCAAACTATCCAAACATTAGAAAATAGATTGTATCATCACTTAAGAGACGCAAAAGTTAAAAATCAAAATTCTGCATTTTATAGAGCTATCAGAAAATATGGAGAGAAATGTTTTGATATAGAATTAGTTGAAGAAGTAATAGCAAAAAGCAAACAAGACTTAAAGGAGAAACTTGATAATTTAGAAGTTAAGTACATTAGAGAATTTAATACATATCTAAAAGGATATAACAGCACTTTAGGTGGGGACGGAACTTTGGGTTTTAAATTGAGTGAAGAGCATAAAGCTAAGATTGCCAAAAGGAAAGGCTGGCATCACACTGAAGAAACCAAAAGATTAATTTCCGAAAAAATAAAAGGAAAGAAAAGAAGTGATGAGACTAAAGCTAAATTAAGAGAAGCAAGATTACATCAAGTTTTATCAGAAGAATTTTATGAGAATCACAAAAAAAGTATGAAGAAATTCAGAAAGAAAGTAGCACAATATGACTTTGAGGGCAACTTAATTCGTGTCCATGATTCAATCACAAGCGCTTCTGAAACATCGGGAGTTAATGTACATACCATCTCTGGTGTTTGTAATAATAGAAGACAAAGTGCTGGTGGTTACTACTGGAAATTCATAAAAGGTGATAAAGCTGATAACAAAATAGAAACTAATGTAAATGTGAAGACAATCGAGGGAAGTAAAGCAAAAGCAGTCAATCAGTTTGATAAAGAAGGTAATCATTTAAAATCTTATTCTTCAATTAGAGAAGCGAGCAAGGAAACTAATGTTGTACTATCAAGCATAGTAGAAAATTGTAAAGGTAAGAGAAAAAGTGCAGGCGGTTATGTTTGGAAGTATAGTATGAATGGCGGTAATTAATTTGGCAAAAGAATATGCAAAAAAGTTCTATAAAAGTTCTGCATGGAGAAAATGTAGGGCTTCTTTTTTTATACATAAACATGGGCTATGTGAGCGTTGCAAGAATCCAGGTGCAATTGTTCATCACCGGAATTACATAACACCAGAGAATATAAATAATCCAGAGATTACATTGAGCTTTCATAACTTAGAACTTTTATGTCAGGATTGTCACAACCGTGAACATCATGAGAAGAATAGCCCAGTTGTTGAAGGAGTAATGTTTGATGAGAATGGGGATTTAATAAAAAAAGAATAAAAATCAAAATAAAAAGTGAACGCTGATATTTCCAAAGAAATAAAAACCCCCCTCTGTCTCAAAATCATTTTCGAGCTCTCGAAGGACCGATGAGGTACCTTCAAAAAATAAATTGGTCATTTCACGTGACCCCCTACCCAAAATGCATAAGAGATGAGGTGTTATTTATGGCAATAAAGAAGGAATTAACAAAAGAAGAACGGGTTAATAAAGAGATAACGAGACTTAAACGAATATATAAAGAAATGCCAAAAGATACCCTCTTGGTAGTAGAGGGATTAATTGTGGAAGCGGCAGATTTACGTGTTCGATTAGAAGATATTCGAAAAGACCTCGATGAGAATGGTTATGATGAAATGTTCTCACAATCAGAGAATCAAGAGCCGTATGAGAGGGAACGTCCGCAAGCTCGACGATATATAGCAATGAACAAAAACTATCAAAGCATAATGAAGCAATTAGGTGATTACGTTCCTAAGCCGGATCTAAAGAAGAAAGAAGAAACCGACGATGGATTTGAAAAGTTTGTGCAGAATCGATGAGAAAACAATATCCACTATCACATAATCCTATAATAGATTATTACAATAAAATTGAATCCGGTGAAATTGTAGTAGGTGACAAAGTTAAACGTATTTATAAGAAGCTCGTTAGTGATGTTTATAATAATGATTCTGAATATGAGTATGATTCTAATAGAGCTAATCATGTTATTGAATTTATCGAAAATTATTGTAAGCATAGTAAAGCAAAATGGGCAGGAAAACCAATTGATTTAGAACTTTGGCAACAAGCATTCTTAGCGGCGACTTTTGGCTTTGTTCATAAAATAGATGGAACTAGAAAATATCGAGAAGCATTCTTAGTAGTTGCACGTAAAAATGGTAAGTCTACACTTTCGTCTGGTATATGCTTATATCTTCAGGTAGCAGATGGTGAAGGTGGTTCCGAGGTATATGCGGTAGCAACGAAAGAGCAACAAGCCAAAATCGTTTGGTCTGAATCAAAAAGAATGGTTAAAAAGTCACCAGCTTTGTCGAAAAGAATAAAAACTTTAGTCAAAGAATTAACGGCAGATTTTAATGATAGTGTATTTAAACCAGTCGGTAGTGATAGTGATACATTAGATGGTCTAAATGTTCATGGAGCCTCCCTTGATGAAATACATGCGTGGAAGGACAAGAATTTATATGACGTAATAGTTGATGGTACGTCAGCACGTGAGCAGCCATTGATTCTTATGATTACAACAGCTGGGACAGTAAGAGAATCTGTTTATGATATGAAGTATGACGAAGCAGAAATGTTACTGAATGGATTAGAGGATGAAGATGGTTATAAAGATGATCGTTTTTTACCTGTTATTTATGAACTTGATAAAAGAGAAGAGTGGACTGACAAAACCAAATGGCCTAAAGCAAATCCGGGTTTAGGTACCATAAAGAAAATAGATAACTTAGAAACGAAAGTAAATAAAGCTAAGGCTAATTCTCTTTTAGTGAGCAATTTATTGACGAAAGACTTTAATATTCGTGAAACATCATCAGAAGCATGGTTAACATTTGAACAATTGAATAACTCAGCTACTTATAATATCAAAGAATTGAAACCTTCCTATGGAATTGGTGGTTGCGATTTATCTTCAACCACCGATCTAACAGCAGCGAAGGTTATTTTTATGGTCCCAGAAGACCCACATATTTATGTGAAGCAGATGTATTGGCTTCCAGAAGATTTATTAGAGCAGCGAAGTAAAGAAGATAAAATTCCATATAATTTATGGCACGAGCAAGGATTATTAAGAACAACACCGGGAAATTCCGTTCATTATAAATTTGTCACGAAATGGTTCTTAGAAATACGAGATGAATGTGGTATTTATCTCCCTTGGATTGGCTATGATAAATGGTCAGCGAATTACTGGGTTGAGGACATGCAAGGGTATTTCGGGAAGGAAGCTATGATTCCGGTTGCACAAGGTAAACAGACCCTTTCTAGCCCGATGAAACTTTTAGGAGCTGACTTGGAATCTAAGCTAATAAACTATAATAACCACACAATTGACAAGTGGTGTCTTTCTAACACAGCAATAGACGTTGATAAAAATTTAAATATACAACCAAATAAAACAAAGAACCAAAGACGTCGTATTGATGGCACAGCAGCACTTTTAAATGCATATGTAGTTCTTCAAGAAAAACGAAATGACTACCTCAACATGATATAAGAAGGAGGTGAGAATTTGGGGTTATTTGATAAGATATTTGGAAAGAAACAGGCTCCTACTACAACTCGTTTTGAAATGATAAACGATAATGGTGGAGGTTTTTTTGCGTGGAATGGGGACATCTATCAAAGTGACATTATACGAGCTTGTATACGTCCTAAAGCAAAAGCAGTCGGTAAGCTGATAGCCAAGCATATACGAGATAACTCTACTGAATTTAAGGTGAATCCAGATTCCTATATGAGATTTTTGCTGGAAGAACCTAATCCATTGATGACAGGACAAATGTTTCAAGAGAAAATGGCTGTTCAATTAGAGTTGAATCATAATGCATTCGCTTATATTAAGCGTGATGATTTTGGTTATCCAACTGAGGTTTATCCTATTCCATGTACAACAGTTGAAGTTGTAGAAGGTGCACAGGGAGACATCTTTTTAAAGTTTTATTTTAAAAATGGTAAGCAGATGACGATTCCGTATACAGATATCATTCATTTGCGTAAAGACTTTAATGATAATGACTTTTTCGGAGAACATCCTGGTAATGCATTAGCTCAGTTAATGGAGATTGTTACAACTACTGATCAAGGTATTGTTAAAGCTATTAAAAATAGTGCAGTAGTAAAGTGGATTCTTAAGTTTAAGTCAGTATTAAAACAAGAAGATATTGATAGTCAGGTTAAAAATTTTGTGAATAACTATTTAAATATCTCGAATGATGGTGGAGCAGCTTCTTCTGATCCGAGGTATGATTTAGAACAAGTGAAACCTGAAGCGTTTGTACCGGATTCCAAGCAGATGCAAGAAACAGTACAACGTATTTATAATTTCTTTAATACAAACGAAAAGATTATTCAAAGTAAATACAACGAGGATGAATGGACAGCTTATTATGAATCGGAAATTGAGCCATTTGCAATGCAGCTTGCTGGGGAATATACCAGGAAGCTTTTTTCGCGTCGAGAAAGGGGATTTGGTAACAAGATTATCTTTGAATCCTCTTCACTTCAATACGCTTCTTTAAGTACAAAGATGGACTTAGTTCAAATGGTTGATAGAGGAGCTATGACACCAAATGAATGGCGTTCAATTCTTTCACTTGGACCAATTGAAGGTGGATCTAAGCCGATTAGACGATTAGATACAGCTTTAGTTAAAGAAGGAAATGTCACTGATGAAGGAGGTGATGACAATGAACAAGACGGAAAAGAGGGAACTACTGAGTAGTGCTCTTGAAATTAGGGAATTAGAAAATGGCCTTCGAACAATTTCTGGTTATGCAGTTAAATGGGAAATGAAATCTGTAACAATGGGCTATTGGCAACGATTTAAAGAGCAGTTTAAAAAAGGAGCTTTCACAGAGTCCTTGACTCAAGATGATCAATTAGCTTTATGGAGCCACGACACATCACAAGTGTTAGGAAGAACTAAGAATGGTACTCTTCGTTTATTTGAAGATGAGATTGGACTAAGGTTTGAACTAGACTTAGCCAATACAACACTCGGAAATGACACATACGAGACGATTAAACGTGGTGATGTAGACGGTGTTTCCTTTGGGTTCCAAATGGTCAAAGAAGAATGGGATGAATCAGATCCGGACAATGTAGTTCGTAGTGTAACACAAGCTAAGTTACTAGAGATTAGTCCAGTAGCTTTCCCGGCTTATCCTGATTCGCAAGTTTCAGCTAGAAGTCATGACCCATATAAACAATTTGTGAAGGAACGCAATCAAAAAGAATTACGTAAAAAACTAATTTTAAAAACATATTTATAAGGGAGAGATTCATTTGAAAACATTACAAGAAATTTTAACTAGGAAATCAGAAATTCGCTCAATGTTACAAAGCGATAAGGAAGTAGATTTAACAGCATTAGAAACAGAATTACGAGATCTTGAAGAAACACAAAAACAAATTGAAACACGACAAAGATTGTTAAAAGAAGCAGAGGAGATTAATAATAATCAAATGCCTGAAGTGCGTACAGTTGAAACATTTAACAATGAACCTCAGAAACAAGATGTAGAATTAGAGACTTCTGAAAAACGTGGACAAGCTCTAATGGAAAACCGTGCCGTTACAGTTGGAAGTGGTAATGTAGTTTTACCTAAGCATAGTGCGACGGATATTCGTCCAACTTTCAATGAAGTGTCTACACTGATTGATCGTGTTTCTTCTAAAACTTTAAAAGGTGGAGAGAGTTACCAACAGCCGTATATTAAAAGTTATGGAGAAGGTGATTACACAACTGAAGGTAATGACTACAATACATCAGAAACAACGTTTGGATATGCAGATATCACAAAAGCAAAAGTTACAGCTTATTCAGAGGACACAGAAGAGCTTCAGAAATTACCAGCAGCTGATTATGATGCTGAAGTAATGAAGGGGATCACAGTAGCTACTCGTAAAAAGTTAACTCGTGAAATTTTAATTGGTACAGGTGCAACGAATCGACTTGCTGGTATTTTCTCGGCAGCAGCTACGGCAATTGATTCAGCAACAGATTTAGAAATTTCAGCAATTGATGCATCTACATTGGATGAAATTGTTTATAGCTATGGTGGAGATGAAGACGTAGAAGATGCAGCGGTATTGATTTTAAATAAACTAGACTTAAAAGCATTTGCTAAGCTTCGTACATCTGATGGTAAAAAGGTATATAACGTAGTATCACAAGGTAATTCAGGAACAATTGATGGGGTACCATTCATTATTAATAGTGCTTGTAAGGCTGTTTCTGATGCTAAAACGACAGCTGGACAATATAACATGGCATATGGTCCTTTATCAAACTATCAACTTACTATTTTCTCAGATATGGACGTTCAACGATCTACAGACTTTAAATTCAAGCAGGGTATGATTGCGCATAGAGGTTCTGTTTTTGCAGGTGGTAACGTAATTTCTAAAAATGGATTCTTACGAGTGAAGAAAGCGGCTACTGTATAATAGTCGCTTTTCTTTATGGTATAAGGAGGTTTAACAGTGAGTGGGAAACCGTTGAATAAATATGTTGTAAAAAGAGCTTTTCGAGATAAATTCACTTTCATTCATTATAGTGTTGCAGATTCATATGAATCAAATGACGCAGAACGTGTAATGTATTTACAAGATGAAGGTTTCTTGAATAAGGAACTAATTATAGATAAACGAGAAGATTTAAAAGGACCGGTTCATGTTGGAGGAGGGTATTACGAACTTCCAAATGGTGAAAAGATTAAGGGCAAAGATGCCGCTCTGGAAGCTTTAAAACAGCTAGAGCAAGTTGGTGAATGAACATGATGCTTGATGTTGTGAAGAAGGCGGTACGTGTCTCACATAATGCTCTTGATGATGAACTTGAAGATTTAATTGAAGCATCTCGATATGATTTGAAGTTATCTGGTGTTTCTCATCTCAAGGCAAATGATGATACTGATCCTCTAATTAAAAGAGCAATTATTACGTATGTAAAAGCTAATTTTATTTCAGACGCAAAAGAGGCAGAACGGTTTTTAGCATCTTATAACATGCTTAAGAATCATCTAACTTTAGCGGGTGACTATAAATGAATGATATTTTACTATTCCCAGTAATAACAATTACTAAAGACGAATTAGGTCAAGTTGAGGAAAATGAAGTATTTAGTAGACAGGTATTTTGTAAGAAAAAATCAGTCCCTCAATCAGAATTCTTTCAAGCTGGACAAAGTAACATCAAGGCCAGTCATATATTGATTGTTCATGTCTGTGATTACCAGGATGAACGAAAAGTGAAGTACCGAGATAAAAAATATAGCATTTACCGCACGTATGAAAGAGACGATGAAAAAATCGAACTTTATTGTGAGGTGAAAGCAGGTGTCTAATATTGATACACTTGCAAGTGATATTGCTAGGGAATTGCAAAGATACGCTAACCTAGTAGAAGAAGATATAGAAGATGCTAAAGAAGAGGTTGCGACTAATCTTGTGAATGAATTGAAACAAAAAAGTCCTAAGAAAACAGGGAAGTATGGTAAAGGTTGGCGGCAAAAGAAGGATGGCAGTGCAATCATTGTTTATAATGCATTGAAACCACAACTTACACATTTATTGGAAAAGGGACATGCTAAAGCAAATGGTGGCCGTGTAGCAGCTAAGGTTCACATTGCCCCGGCAGAAGAAAAAGCAATAAATGAACTAATTGAACGTGTCGAAAGGGCGATTCAACAATGACATTAGGTGAATTAAAGAAAATTCTTGATGCTACAGGTTATCCTGTGGCTTATTCACATTTCACAGCAACGCCAACTAATCCGGTTCCAGCGCCACCTTATATTTGTTTTCTTGTGGACGGATCAGCGAATTTAATGGCTGATAACAAGGTATATCACAAGATAAATAACTTAAGTATCGAGCTTTATACAAATAAAAAAGATTTAATTGCTGAAGCAAATCTTGAAAAACTCCTAGACAATTATGAGATTCCTTATGAATCCTATGAGGTTTTTATTGAAACTGAAAACCTATTTCAAAAAAATTATGAAACGAGGTTGATATAAATGAGTGAGAACAAAGTAAGTTTTGGATTGAAAAATGTCCATTATGCAACATATGAAACAAAAGATGGGGTAGTTACATTTGGGACACCAATTCCAATGCCTGGTGCGGTTGAACTAACAAATGAACCACGCGGTGATTTAATTGAATTCTATGCCGACGATATGCTTTATTACTCAGCGGATAATAACCAAGGTTATGAAGGAACGTTAAATATTGCACTCCTTCCGGAGCAATTTGTAATTGATGCGTTAGGTGAACAATTAGATGAGACAGATGGTGTATTAAATGAGTTGGCCGATGCAAAAGGTAAACCATTCGCGCTGTTATTTGAGTTTGATGGTGATGTGAAAGCAACTCGTCATGTCATGTATAACTGTTCGGCGAGTCGTCCTAATATTTCATCGAAATCAAAAACAAATTCAGCTGAACCGAATACAAACGAGCTTAAATTCGTCGCGAGTCCAATTATTCTAGCAACTGGTGGTAGACCGATGGTTAAGACAAAGACAACTTCTAAAACTACACCGGCAATCCATGATAATTGGTACAAAAAGGTCTATGTGAAAACACCAACAGCACCAAAAGGAGCGTAATTAGATGGAAAAAACAATTGTAATAGATGGTAAGCAAGTTCGACTAAAAAGTACAGCAGCAACTGTTAAGCGCTACAAAGCGCAATTTAGACGTGATTTGTTTGCTGATATGATGGCTTTAGGAGCTATTGGTACGTTTACACCACAAGATGGTTCTCAGCCTTCTATTGATCTCTCAAATGTAGATTTAAAGAAACTAGATTTTGAAGTTATTTATGATTTAGTTTGGTTATATGCTAAAACCGCTGATCCGAATCTTCCGGATCCAATTACGTGGTTAGACGGATTTGAAGAGTTTCCTATTTATGAAATCATTCCAGAGATTAACGATATGATTCAAAGTACAATGGGAGCAAAAAAAAACTAAAGAAAAGTAATGGAGAGCAAGGGACTTTCAGTGATGAAGAATTCACCACTGATTTGTTCCTTGCTCTTTGTTATAAAGCGAAATTAACGAGTTGGGATTTAGAAGTAATGACAATCGGTGATTGCTTTGATTACATTGGTGAATTTGCTGAAATGGAGAATCCAGACAAAGAAAAAACTCGTAAAGCAAATCAAAAAGACTTCGATTCGTTCTAAGAAAGGGGTGAGATGATGGCAGGAGGAAGAATTAAAGGGATTACGATTGAAATCGGTGGTGAAACTACCGGACTTCAAAATGCGTTAAAAGATGTTAATAAGCGTAGTAATGATTTAACCAAAGAACTTAAAGATGTTGAGCGATTATTAAAATTTGATCCAGGTAATATTGAAGCTTTAGCCCAAAAGCAACAGTTACTGACTCAGCAAATTGAAAACACAACACAAAAGTTAGATAAATTAAAGGCAGCGGAGCAACAAGTCCAAGCACAATTTCAAAACGGAAAAATTTCCGAAGAACAATACCGTGCATTCAGGCGTGAAATTGAATTTACAGAAGGATCGCTTAATGGCCTGAAGAATAAGCTTGGAAACATGAAGGCTGAGCAAGATAGTGTAGCGAGTTCAACAAGACAATTAGAAACATTGTTTAGTGCTACTGGGAAAAGTGTTGATGATTTTGCGGGAGCATTAGGAAATCGTCTTGTGAATGCAATTAAAAGTGGTACAGCTACAAGTAGGCAATTGGAACAAGCGATTGGGATTATTGGTAGGGAAGCATTAGGGGCAGAGACAGATATAGAGAAATTACAACGTGCTCTTCGATCTGTGGATGCTGGAAACTCAATACAACAAGTGCGAAATGAATTGAGAGATTTACAGCAAGAAGCCGGAAGAACGGAGAAAAAGTTTGAAGGGCTAAAGGTAGGGTTAGAAAACGTCATAGGTGGTATGGCAGCAGGTGGCGGTATTGCTAGTGCGGTTGAAAAAGCAATGGATATGTCAAAGTTGCAAACGAAAATTGATATAACTTTTGATGTTCCAGAATCCTCGAAGCAATCAGTAGAGGCGGCTGTAAGAGGGGTAACCGCTTATGGTGTCGATGCAGAGGCATCATTAGAAGGTGTACGTAGACAGTGGGCTTTAAATAAGAATGTAAGTGATGAGGCGAATGCAGCTATTGTTAAAGGAGCAGCGGCAATTGCGCAATCCTATGAAGGAATAGATTTTACGGAATTAATTCAAGAAACGAATGAAATTGGAAACGAATTAGGGATTTCGCAAGATGGTGCACTTGGTTTAACAAACGCTTTGCTAAAAATGGGATTTCCACCTGAACAATTAGACATTATTGCTGAATATGGAGGACAGTTAACAAGAGCTGGATATAGTGCTGAAGAAGTGCAGGCAATTATGGAGGCTGGTGTTGAAACAGGTACTTGGAATTAATTTATAGTTCCCTTGTATGGTGACGTACAATGCAAAACCCCTTTAATTCAGTGAAACTCTCAAAAGAGACAATGCTGAGCGAAGCCTTTAATAAAGGAACGTGCAACGACTAGTCGAGAGACGTAGGGTGTAAGCAAATGACACTCGAAACAGGGGGCAACTCAAAGAGTTGAAGATATAGTCTAATCTATGCGGTGACGTATAGCAGTTCATAACGAACGGGCGTGACTTTGCGAATCACGTTGAATATTCATGATTGATAACCTGTTAGATGGATTAAAAGAAGGGCGTATTAAAGCGGCTGAGTTTGGTCAAGGTGTCGATAAAGCTATGAAAGAAGCTCTTGAAGGCACTAATATTTCAGCGGAACAAGTTCAAAAATGGGGTCAAGCTGTAGCTAATGGTGGTAAAGAAGGTTCAGCAGCTATGACCGAGATTGCACAAGCCTTATCACAAGTTGATGATGAAACCAAGCGTAATGAATTAGGTGTTAAATTTTTCGGTAGATGATGAATTGTGCCGAAGTAAAATCGTTCAAAAACGGTGAAGGCTCAGCATGTAAAGATGGTGCTAATACCGTGGTAAAGCACATTTTAAAAGATGTGGCTCACCGTAACGCATAGGAGTTGAACCTGTATCACAGAATAGAATACTCCCACGAGTGAACGACAACCTAATAGGTTGAAAATATATGCTGAACCGAGGATGAGTTAACGTCCTATAATGCGGAGAAATCCCCGGAAGTAGAGGATAAAAAGCCTTTACGATAACAAAATGACAATGTATGAGGATCAAGGGCAAAACATTATTAATACTTTACTAGGTGCGAAAGAAAAAACTGTTGATTTTAAAAAGAATCAAGACCAATTAAATGATTCCGTTAAGAAAATGGATGCAAATCCAGCAGTTAAGTTTCAAAAAGCAATGCAAGATTTACAAATGGCTCTCCAACCGGTACTTGGAGTAATAGCTGATGTTGTTGCTAAAATAGCTGATTGGATTTCTAATAATCCTAAACTAGCAGCCACACTGGCAGCCATTGCAGTAGCGATAGGAGTAATAGCAGGAGCATTTATGGCTTTAGCACCAATAGTTGTTGTCATATCGGGTGTAGGGGCTGCAATGATGGGGTGGGTAGCGTTAATCGCTGTGGTTGTAGCCGCTGTAGTTGCCTTAGGCGTACTAATTTATCAAAATTGGGATTCCATAAAACAATGGACCATTGATGCCTGGAATGCAATTGGAGAATTCTTAGTAGGAATATGGGATGGAATTGTGCAATGGGCAAGTGAAGCGTGGAATAGCATTAGTGAATCTACATCAGCAGTTTGGAATTCAATTAAGGAATTTTTAATAGGTATATGGAATGGCATTGTAGAGTTTGTTGTAACCTGGGGAACCGCTATTCTAGAAACGTACGTTGGTATTTGGGCATCCATTTTTAATTTCTGTATGGAAATTTGGAATGGGATAGTTGAATATTTAACTTCAGTTTTGCAGGGAATAGCGACTTTCTTTACAGAAATATGGACTTCTATTTCAGCATTCTTTCAAGAGACGTGGAATGGATTAGTTGCTTTTCTAACTCCTATTTTACAAGGTATTGCTGATTTCTTCTCTATGATTTGGAACGGTATTTCCACAGTGATTCAAACTGTATGGGATTTTATTACTCAATACTTACAAGCAATTTGGACGGCTATTTTATATTTCGCCACACCAATATTTGAAAGTATCAAGAATTTCATTTCTGAATGTTGGAATACCATTAGTTCTACTACAAGTTTTGTATGGGAAACAATTAAGAATTTCTTAGTTTCCTGTTGGAATGGACTTGTAGCGTTTGTTATGCCGATTTTTGAAAAAATCAAGTCCTGGATCATTGCTGTGTGGGATACAATCAGTTCAGCAACAATGTCTGTATGGAATGCTGTTAGGAATTTCTTACAATCATGCTGGAACGGGCTAGTAGCTTTTGTAACGCCAATATTCACCTCAATAAAAGATTGGATTGTGAATACATGGAATACGATTAGTTCCACAACAAGTGCAGTATGGAATACGATTAAAAGCTATCTATCTAGCTTATGGAACGCAATTGTTTCCACAGCGAGTTCTGTATTCAATAGCATCAAAGAAGCCATTTCAACGGTTTGGAACATGATTAGTAGCACAAGCAGTAGTATTTGGAATGGTATTAAATCTACACTTTCAAACATTTGGGAAGGTATAAAGTCAACCGCATCTTCTGTCTGGAATGGATTAAAAGAAGCCATTATGACTCCTGTTCGTTGGGTAACAAATGCTGTTAGTGGAGCATTTGAAGGCATGAAATCAGCAGTATTAGGCGTTTGGGATGGTATTAAAAGTGGTATTCGTACAGCTATCAATGGGATTATTCGTATCATAAATAAATTTATAGATGGCTTTAATACACCAGCAGAATTATTAAACAATATACCAGGAGTTAGCGCGCCGACTATTCCACATGTACCTATGCTTGCTAAAGGCGGAAAGCCTGTCGGTGATGGCTCTTTCATAACTGGTGAAGCTGGTCCTGAGCTCTTTACTAAGAGAGGGAATTCAATTACAGTTACGCCGTTATCTTCAAAAGAAAGATCCCTCGGTATCACTGGAACTATGAATCAACTAATGAGTGATATGAGCCGGATGATGGCTAGTTCAATGAGTCAATTATCAGGGTTAAAGAGTGTTATGAGTGGTGTGTATGGAAATATGTCAAATAGTAGACAAGCTATGGCAGCTAGTGTTGCGAATCAAGTGATTAATTATTCTTCAGGATCATCTGGCGGTGGAGTCATTCCAATGCTTGGTGGGGATTTAGTTATTGAAGTACCTGTTAATTTAGAAGGAAGAGACGTGGCACGCGGTACTTATCGCTATACAACCGAATATCAAGAAAGAGAAGCAAAAAGAAACTCAGACTTTTAGGTTTGGGTTTCTTTTATTTTATAAAGAAATGGGGTGACAGTATGAGTTCTTTTTCATTTAACAACATACGTAAAGATTTTGTTCAAATAGAAAAGGGATGGAAAAGACCAGCGTGGGCGCCGTTAAAAAGGAAATTTCTAAGTGTTCCAGGTTATCCAGGTGCAAGATTATTAACGACAGAAACTGAAATGCGAGTTTTACCTGTTCCAGTCGGAATTATTGTTCCTGATGGATCTGACCTAGAAACATTAAAAGAAGAAATAGCAGGGTGGTTAATTACAGAAAAACCTGTTGAATTAGTCTTTGATGTAACGCCTGATAGGACATACCTGGCGGTTATTGATGAAGATTTTGATCCTGAGGATTTTGTTACTTTAGGTAAAGGTACTTTGAATTTTGTTTGTCCAATGCCATATAAATTAGGACCTACCCGAACAGTAGATTTTCAAACAGGTGCGCTTGGGTTAACGGCAAACGTTCAAAACAAAGGAACTGTTCATTCTAATCCTATTATTGAGATTGACATTACGAAACCAAACACTTTTTTAGATGTATGGTTTGAAGATAAATATTCAAAGGAACCGGATTATTTCCGTATTGGAGTGCCATTAAAAATGGAGCAATTGCCTATAGAAAGAAATCAACGTCTTATATGGGATGAAATGTCCACAACTGTAGGGTGGAGTAAGGTTAGTTCTATGGAAGATGGTAATCCAGTTGGTGAAATGAAAACAGATAGTTACCAATTCTATTGTTCGGACTATGGCTCGGGTAATGGATGGCATGGCGCAGCTGTTAAGAAAAGTATCCCTGGTGGGCCAGTACAAGATTTTATTATGCAAGCCCACGTTACATGTAAAAGTAAAAAGATCAATGAAATGGGACGAGTTGAGATAGCCATACTTGATGAAAACAGCAAAGTTCTTTCAAAAATTGCCATGAATGACCTCTATTGGCAAGCTGAACAAAATTTTGGAACGATGGTAATTGGATATGATAATAAGCCTGGAAAAACAGGTTTAATTTATGAGAGTGGTGATTATCCGAATACCTGGAATCAGTATTATGGTAGGTTGTGGATCGCTAGAACCGGTAATGATTGGGAGGCGTATATTTCAAAATTTCTTCCTGGAACAGAAAAAGATGATTCAGAACGCTTTGCAAGATGGACCGATAAAGACAATAAACATATGGAAAAAGCGGCTCAAATACAGATTAGTATCATGCAGTGGCAAGATGTTCCGCCAGTAGAAGCGATGACAGTTTCTGATTTGAAATTTTGGAAAGTGAATTTAAATAATCAAAATACACCGCCTTATATAGTCGATGTTGGTGACAAAGTCGTGATTGATACAGAAAGCAGTCATGTCAGTATTGAAGGGAAAAACGCTATAAACATAAAAGATATTTTTAGTAATTTTCCTGTTATCAATAAAGGTACTAATAAACTTGAAATCATACCTTCCGATATAGGGACAGCAAAGGTTAAATATAGGGAGCGATTTAGATGAGAACACCAAGTGGAGTCTTGCATATTATTGATTTTAAAACTAGTCAAATCGTTTCAGCTATACAGCCAAAAGATTATTGGGATGATAAACGTCATTGGGAGATAAAAAATAACATTGATACATTAGAGTTTAAAGTATTTGATAATACAGATCATGCAACGACACTCGTGCAGCAAAATTTAGTTTTAAAAGAGGTAAGAGACGGACGAATTGTTCCGTATGTTATTACTGAGACTGAAAAAAATTCAGATGATAGATCAGTAATCGCTTATGCATCTGGAGAATGGATTCAACTAGCGAAATCGGGCATTATCAATCCTCAGAAGATTGTAGGAAAAACCGTCAATGAGTTTATAGATATGGCTCTTGTGGGTACGAAGTGGAAAAGAGGGAAAACAGAATACGCTGGCTTCCACACAATGACCATTGATGAATTTATAGATCCACTTAAGTTTTTAAAAGATATTGCTTCCTTGTTCGAGTTAGAAATCCAATATCGGGCGGAGGTTGTAGGGTCTCAAATTGTTGGCCGTTATGTAGATATGGTGAAAAAGCGAGGGCGTGATACAGGTAAAGAAGTAACTCTTGGTAAAGATTTGATAGGTATTAAACGAATTGAGAATTCCCAAAACATCTGTACAGCCCTATTAGGATTCGTAAAAAAAGAAGGTGGAGATTTTATAACCATCTCTACTATTAATAATGGAGTTCCTTATCTTGTAGATAGTGATGCGTTTCAGCGATGGAATGAGCGAGGTCAACATAAATTTGGCTTTTATACACCAGAAACAGAAGAAGATATAACACCACAACGTCTCTTAACTCTTATGAAAACAGAACTAGCCAAACGAATAAATACATCTTATATATATGAAGTTCAAGCACAAAGTATAGGTCGTGTATTTGGACTAGCTCATGAGCTAATTAATGAGGGGGATACAATCCGAATAAAAGATACAGGGTTTACACCAAAGCTTTATTTAGAAGCAAGGGCAATCGCTGGTGATGAATCACATACTGATCCTTCGCAAGATAAATACACATTTGGTGATTACCGAGAAATTGTGGATGCTAATGAAGAATTACGTAAGCTCTATAATAAAGTCCTGGCTTCATTAGGTAGTAAACAAGAAATTTTAAATCAGCTAGATAAATTGGTTAAAGAGACTGCTGAAAAAGCAAATGATGCTCAAAAAGAATCTGAATCCGCCAAGAAACTTGCTGAAAAGGTCCAGGAAAACCTAAAAAATAATACGGTAAGTATTATTGAAGCTAAAAATCCACCTATCGATAACCTTATAGTAGGTAAGACAATATGGCGAGACATTAGCAACGGTAAACCTGGTATTTTAAAAGTATGGAACGGTAAAGGCTGGGAGCTCCTTATTCCTGATGTGGAATCAGTTAAGAAAGACACTCTTGAACAGGTTAATAAAGATATTGAGTCTACAAAAACAGAGTTAAATGAAAAGGTACAAGGTGTAGAAAAGAAAGCCCAAGACATAGCTGGGCAAATAGTGGATGTTCAAAAGCAAGTTAATGGAAAAGTGGATCAAACCTGGATTGATAGTCAGCTGAAAGATAAGGTTGATAAAACCGGTGTTTATACGAAAGATGAAATTAAAGATGGTTTTATAGGAAAGCAAATCTATGAAACTGATAAGAATGGCAACATTAAGAAGTTCCAAGATATGAACACATCTATTAGTCAAACGAATGAAGCTCTTAAACAGAAAGCAGAGAAGTCAGAGCTAACGAAAGCAAACGACGGTTTAACTAAACTGCAAAACAAAACAAATGAAATTGAAACAACAGCAAATGGCACTAAACAAAAGTTAAGCGAACTAGAAACCACTGTTAATAACACAAATGTCGGTGGAAGAAACTATGTCCTTGATTCAGATAAATTCATATCACCACCTAATACTATACAAAGTTTCCAATTTGTAAATGATTTAAAAGACTTACAAGGAAAACAGGTTACATTAAGTGTTTATGTGGAAATTAAAAATGCGAAAATTGGAGTTAATCTATCTAATAGAGTTGGTTTTGAACCTTCTATACGATATTCCGATAATTCAATTCAACATCTCGGAGCTTGGTTAAGAATAACAGATGGTATGAACTTCAAAGGTATTATAAGTACGACTGTGTCTATAAAAGATATAGAGGTCTTAAAAACAGAACAAAATGCAGTGTATATTCAATGTGGCGGAGACTATGTAAAAGTAGGTAGACCGAAAATAGAAATTGGAAACAAAGTGACAGACTGGACACCAGCGCCAGAAGATAATGTTTCTAATACGGACTTCACTAAAAAAACAGTAGAAATTGAGACCACTATTAAAGGAATTAACACTACAGTTTCTAATGTTCAAAGAGAACAAGGAAAGCTTACGGAACGTATGACGAAATCAGAGCAAACCGCAGATGGATTTAAAACTTCCATTGAATCGCTAACTAAAAAAGATAATGATATCAGCAATAAATTAAATACAGTCGAACAAACTGTAGAAGGTACAAAAAAGACGATTATTGATGTGCAACAAACAACTAATGATCTAAAGAAAACCACAACTGAAATTACAGAAAAGGCTGGTCAGATTAGTGAGAAGTTGGAGAGCGTAGAAAAGAAAGTTAATAACGATAAAGCTGGAGGGCGTAATCTTTTATTAGATTCAAATGCTAGATATGAAAAAACAGATTATCTAATTAGCCAATATTCTCTAACTGAAAATTTCTCTACAGGTGAGGAATATACTTTTGTAATTAAAGGGAGTATCCCTGCAGGCCAAAAGTTTGGTATTTGGATGAATGGTGGGTCTAGCAATGTTGGATATGCAACAAGTGTTTATGCGAATGGAATTACCTATGTAACTTTTAAAGCTGTAGCAGCAACGAGTGGAAATGAAAGAAAGTTGAGTCTATATAACTTTCCAAGTAACACTACAAAATCCGATGTAGAATGGGTCGCTTTATATAAAGGTAATAGGCCACAGGATTGGACACCAGCTCCAGAAAATCAAGTAACGAATGATGAATTCACTAAAAAAACAACCGAGATTGAAAAAAGTGTGGATGGTATTAAAGAAAGTATTAAAACGGTAGAAAAAACACAAACCTTTTTTACTGAACGTGTTAACACTGTAGAAAAAAATGCAGAAGGAACAACTGCAAGTGTTAAGAAATTACAGGAGATACAAACTGAGCAAGGGAAAACACTAACTCAGGCTACTACAACGATACAGCAACACTCTGAAGCATTGAAGTTAACAATGCAAAAGAAAGATGTTGAGGATTATGTAGGTGGTTTAGGTACTGTCAACGAGTTGCGTGATGCTGATTTTAAGTTAGGACAGAAATATTGGTTTTGGAATAGTGGTAATGGGGCTACTGGTTCTGTTGATACGAATTTAAAATACAAAGGCATGAATACATTTTCAATTACCGTTACTGACCAGACTCAAGATCGTTGGTGGGGACTTACAAGTCAATTCATCGAGTGTCAGGTTAACGAAGATTTTGTTGCATCGGGTTATTTTAATACTGATGGGAAAACACCTATTGATAGTGGCGGTGCATTTATTGAAATTGAATGGTGGACTGCTGACAAAAAAACTCGTATTAAAACAGCTAGAACTAATATCAAGGTTGTAAATCATACATGGGTTCGTGCTGTATGCGCAGATAAAGCACCAGCCAATGCATCGTTTGTGAGATGGCGTTATTACGTTACAAGAAATGGGCGTTTATGGTGTGCTGCACCTATGTTACAACGTGGCACTGTAGCTACAGAATTTTGGTTACATCCGAAAGATCAAACGGATGTTGATAAAATGATAGAGGATATTGCTAATAGAGTAGCAACTAAAGATTACGATAAAAAAGTAACCGAATTAGAAAGAAGTATTAGCGCTAATGAAAAAGGCGTTTCAATCATCTCTGGCAAACAAGAAACGTTTATAAATGAGACCTATAATGCCTATGTAAAGAAAACGGAATCTAGGTTAGAAGTGTTAGACGAAGGGATTATAGCACAGATTTTAAAGGACGGTATTGTCACTGCCATTAATATGTCTCCTGGGAAAATTACAATCAATGCTGCAAAACTAGATATTAATGCAGATACAATGGTCAAATGGTTAACAGCAAAAGGCATTGATACAAATCTTATTCGAATTAACGGTGATAAAATAACCATTGATAAAGACGGTGTAACTGTTAAAATGCTAGACTTCCTATTCCAAGATGAATGGGGAACAAAAACAACAGCGGTATCAAGACGAAACCTAATAGCAGATTCAGACTTTTCTAGTGTTACAAAGAAAAACATTGGCCATTCAGATTATTATGGATTTGAAGGTGGATATGGTCTTACTTGGAAGTCGTGGGGCAATGTAGTAATAGAAAAGAATACACATATATTCGATTACGAGCAAATGGTGAATGCTGCAAGGGTAGATATGTATAACTATCCAGAAGCAATCGTGAATAATGGGATACATCCTGGAAATGAATACACAGTATCTGCTCATTTTAGAACAGCAATGATAAATGGGGTACGTAAAACAGGGAAACCGCGTTTACACGTATGCTGCGTTACATTCCGAGACAATGTAAGTTACGATATATGGAATGAACAAAAAATGGACTTTCCTGAACCGTCTACATTTTATGGAGAAATCAGAAGATACTCTTTCACTTTTAAAGTGCCGACAAACTATATTCCGCAACAGCATGCATTGATTATTAAAGTTTGTTCTGGAAATGCTGACATGAGACAAGGGACAGCGATTTGTGTAAGTGGTGTAACGCTATACAGTGGCAAATATGCATCTATGTATAATTGGGATCGTGCTGCAGCAGAAAGAGCAGATGGTATTCAGCCGTTTAACGCACTTGCTGTAGGCGGTGTGAATAACAATATATCTCCAGCACCAGACGGACAAACGTTTGATATAAGTACTGAAAAAGAAGTTAAAATCTTTAGGAATATACGAGCAATGCAGGGAGTTAACTTAGGTGGCGGTGGATTCCAACAATGGGGGCATATTCGTTTTACAGACGGTAATGCTGGAGCTGGTTTTTATACAAGTACTCCAAGTGGTTGGAAATTTAACGCACTTGGATAGAAAGGAGAAATAAGAATGAATGAGAATCAAATGATGCCACTTCAAGCAGGTGAAGGCTTTCCTTTTGTGGGGAGGCTGGTGGATGCAGAGCGCACAGAGACAGGGATTTTTGTTCAAATACCTGCTGATATGTTAAATAATGCAGGTCTTCAAAAAGGTGTTAGCAGGGTTGAAGTATGGAGAGAAATGGATGGGACCGTAAAGTTTCGGATTGCTACGCTGTGTGAAATATGTAAACGCGGAGCGCGTTTGTACCCACTAGATATGGGATTTGCGAAAAAGAACATTTGTTTAGAGTGTTATACATCACTTACAGGGAATTATCCATCTCAAGAACCGCCAACACCAACACCAACTAATGAAAATAACACAAAAACACAGCAGGAGCAGCAATAGCTGGTCTTTTTTTATTGCTAAAAAAGGAGATGAAAAGATGGATCGTATTGATGTGTTATTAAAAACCTTTATTGCCACTTTCGGTGGCTTCTGTGGGTATTTCTTGGGAGGATGGGATGCAACATTGAAAATCTTAGTGACGATGGCAGTTATTGATTATTTAACTGGCATGATTGCAGCAGGGTATAACGGAGAATTAAAAAGTAAAGTTGGTTTCAAAGGCATCGCCAAAAAGGTGGTGCTTTTTCTTTTGGTCGGAGCGGCTGCACAACTAGATTCAGCGCTTGGAAGTAACAGTGCAATTCGTGAAGCGACTATTTTCTTCTTCATGGGTAATGAATTACTTTCACTTTTAGAAAATGCTGGTCGAATGGGCATTCCGTTGCCACAAGCTTTAACAAATGCAGTTGAAATTTTAGGTGGTAAACAAAAACAAGAAGAGAAAAAGGGAGATGTTCTATAATGGAAATTAGAAAAAAATTAGTTGACCCAAGTAAATATTGTATAAAGTGTCCTTATACAATGAATCCGGAATTCATTACAGTCCACAATACTTACAACGATGCTACAGCAGAAAACGAAGTAGCTTATATGATTCGTAATGATAATCAGGTTTCATTTCATATTGCAGTAGATGATAAAGAAGCAGTACAGGGAATCCCTTTAGAGCGTAACGCCTGGCATACTGGCGACGGTAACGGGAATGGTAATCGTAAATCTATTGGAGTTGAAATTTGCTACTCTTTAAGCGGTGGAGATAGATACTATAAAGCGGAAGACAATGCAGCTATCGTTGTAGCTCAACTAATGAAACAGTATAATATTCCAATTAATAAAGTCCGTACACATCAATCATGGAGTGGGAAGTACTGTCCTCATCGCATGTTGGCAGAAGAACGTTGGAATAACTTTATTGAAAGAGTCCAAAATGCATACAATGGAGATGGTAAAGTAACTCCTACGCTTATTCCACCGTCAACTAACGGGACAGGTATTGCGTATATTGAGGGGAATGGCATAAACCTTCGTAAAGGCCCAGGTACTGGATACGGGGTTATTCGTCAATTAGGTAAAGGTGAGTCCTACGAAGTATGGGGACAATCAAATGGATGGTTAAACCTTGGTGGCAATCAGTGGATTTATAATGATTCATCATACATTCGTTATACAGGAGAAAGCACACCGACAAGTTCGCAATCAGTAGTCAATAATGGTGTAGGAATAGTTACTATTACAGCAGATGTATTGCGTGTTCGTAAAGGTCCAGGAACTAATTATGACATTGTAAAAAATGTGTACCAAGGAGAACAGTATCAGTCGTGGGGATATAGAGATGGTTGGTATAATGTGGGTGGAGACCAATGGGTTTCAGGTAAATATGTGAAGTTTGAAGAGTAAAGTAAGAGCCGTCATAATGACGGCTTTTTTTATTTTATAGCAATTATTTAACTATTACCTGTTGATTTGAATAAACAGGTATGGTATAATTATATATGTAAGGGAGGTGAGAAACATGGATTGGGACTTAACAGAAAAGATTCTTAGAAATCTAGCTTACATAGTAGCGATGGTGGTAGGAATCATAAACGCAAAGAAAGCTCTAAACGACATAAACGACATAAACGACATAAACGACATAAACGACATAAACGACATAAACGACATAAACGACATAAACGACATAAACGACATAAAC